TCGAAGAGTCAGTTGCCTTAGCTTATGAAGGTTTAGTAGATAATGATTTAACAGGTATAGCTATTTCAATGGGTGCTGGGATGTGTAACATATGTGTGATGTATCAAGGTATGTCAGCATTATCATTTTCAGTTGCAAGAGGTGGAGATTGGATTGACCAAAATGTAGCATCTGATTGTGGATGTACAGTTGCAAAAGTAATTTCTGTAAAAGAAAATTCAGATAAGTTAGATTTAACTAAATCTGCAATAAATGATATTTATCAAGAGGGAAGTGACGAGTACAATATTATTAACGCTATTCGTTCTTATTATGGAGCTTTAGTGAATTACTTGTTAGTAAATTTAACTCATCAGTTTAACAACGCTGAAAGTGTACCAAACTTTCCAGATTCCATACCTGTAGTATTCGGTGGTGGAACATCATTGGTTAAAGGTTTTATGGAAGTAGTAAATGAACAATTTAATCAAGATGAATTTCCAATACAAGTTAAGGAGTTCGTATTGGTAGAAGACGCTCACACAGCAGTCGCAAGAGGTTGTTTAAGTGAAGCACAATTAATCGAGGAGGAAGAAAGTGAAAATAACGAAGAGTCAACTTAAGGAGTGGATAAAAGAAGCCTTGAATGAGTTGGATGATGAAGAATCTTCAGAAGAAGAACCTTCTCAAGTAGATACAACTGATATTGAAGATAATCCATTTGATAAAGAAGATGTCACAGAAGGTATAGTAAAGGAGACATCAAAAAGAGTTTATGTGAAAGAAATTAAACAATGGATGAAAACTCTTGAAGAGAATAGATATAAAAAAATACCTCAAGCTGATGTTCGTAGAGTGGCTTGGTTTGTCAACAACAATCTATCGGAAGATTATGAATCAATGCCTGGTTCAATGAGAAAAAAATGGTCAAAAGCTGCATATGGTAGAGAAAGATTTTTAGCAAAAGAGTTTATTAAACATAAAAAGAATGAACAAAAATTAAGAGAGTCAATACAGAGAATTATAAATACTAAAATAAGAGGTTAGAATGAAATATAGAAAAAACTTTAGGAAAAAGAAAAAATATCCTAAAGAAGAGTTGCAGGGTTTACAAGTAAGGGTTTTTAATAATAATGTTGATGGAGCATTAAGAATACTTAAAAAGAAAGTTAAAGAAAGTAACTTATTTTTAGATTTAAGAAAAAAAGAGTATTATGTAAAACCATCTGAAATCAAAAGAGAAAAAAGGAATTTAGCAAAATCAAGGGCTAAATATCAAGCTTTAAAAGATAAAAATTTAAAAAAGTTTTAGTATTTTTTAAATAAATCTATATTTATAGATATACAATTCAAATACACCGTTTTGTTTAATTTTATACGGTGTCTAAATATAACTTAACATTATTAAGTTTCCTAATAAACTTATTCCAAAAATATAATATGAGGAGATAAATCATGGGCGATTTATTAAAAGAAGCTATCGCGGATGCAAAAGCGGTTCGTGAAACAGCTTTACAAAACGCTAAAATGGCGTTAGAGGAAGCATTTACACCTCAACTTAAGTCTATGCTATCAGCAAAACTTAAGGAAGAGGAAGGTGTTCCACATGATGAAGAAGAAGTCGGTGACGGCATGGATGACGATGAAGTAGATACAGATGTTGTAGATGCTGAAGGTGGTTCAGATGGTGAAGCTGATGATTCTTCTGAAGAGCAAGCTCCTAGTGAACCTTCTGCTACTGCTGGTGAAGATGAAGAGTCAGGTGTTCCTGGTTCTCAAGAAGAAACAGAGTATGAAGAAGAAACTGGTGACGGCATGGATGAAGACGAAGTACCTGCTGAAGGTGAAGAACTTAATCAGGAAGGTATGGAAGAAGAAGAAACAGAAGAAGATGAAGAAATGGATGAAGGTGCTCTTGATCTTGAAGCTATAATTAGAGAACTTGAAGACGAAGTCGGAGAGGAAGAAGCAGCTGAAGAAGGTGAATATGAAGAAACCGAAGACGCTGAAGAAATGGCAATGAAAGATGAAGAAGAAGTACCTGCTGAAGAAGCAGAAGCTGAAGAAATGGCTATGAAAGACGAAGATGAAGAAGCTGAAGAAGAACTTGAAGTAGATGAAAATCTATGGAAAGAAGAAGATGAGGCTGATGACGATGACGATGACGATGACGATGATGATATGGATGAGTCTAAACTTCATGCTGAACTTAAAGAGTATAAAGCTGCTGTTAAATTCTTAAAAGACAAACTTCACGAAGTTAACATCTTAAACGCTAAACTTTTGTTCACAAACAAATTGTTTAAAGAGTTCGCTCTTAATAATAACCAAAAACTTAAAGTAGTTGAAACATTTGATAGAACACAATCTACAAGAGAGATTAAACTTGTTTATTCTACACTTGCAGAGCAGTTTTCTGACAATGGTTCAATTAATAAAAAATCAATTAGTGAATCAGCTAGTAGACCTGTTGCTTCAACTAAGCCTAAAAAGAAAATCATTTCTGAATCGGCTCAAGTTGCAAACAGATTCAAAAAACTTGCTGGTTTAATTAAATAATTATAGGAGAATATAATAATGTCAAATTATATAAATGAGGCCCTTTTAGGGGCTAGTCCTTATAAAAGTCAAAAAGCGGAAGCAGCTAAACTCGTTAATAAATGGGATAAAACTGGTCTTCTTGATGGTTTGAATGAGGATTTTCAAAAAAGTGGAATGGCTGTAATGCTTGAAAACCAAGCAAAACAGTTAGTTCAAGAGGCTGGTGTCTCTACAACAAATCCAACAGGTGGTTCTGATGAAGAATGGTCTGGTGTTGCTCTTCCATTGGTTCGTAGAATCTTTGGTGAGATTGCAGCTCAAGACTTTGTATCTGTTCAACCAATGAACTTACCTTCTGGTCTAGTATTTTATCTTGACTTTAAATATGGTGAGTCTTTAGCTGGTAAAACTGCTGGTCATTCATTAGGTGGTACAACAGGTGCTAACAACCCAGCTGCTAATAGAGATGCACATGGTGAAGGTGGTTTGTATGGTGCTGGTACTTTCGGGTATTCAGTTTCACAATCAACTGCACTTTGTACTAATATTGATGATACAACAGCTGTTGGTGTAGCTAGTTCATCTTATTATCATTGGAATAACAATACTGAATTGTCAGCTTCTAAAGCTTCAGCTCAGTCTGCAGCATATGCTAACCCATATCTAAAAGTGTCTATTCCAGCTACTAACCTTTCAGGTTCAGATTTAAAAGCTGTTAGATCATTTAAAATTTCAGGAACTAATATAGTATCTTATCTTCCTGAATTAACAGCATATGATGGAACAAATGTTAACTTCATAGTTGCTCCAAGCGATGCAGCAGATGATACAAATGGTGCATATGGTAACATAACAGCATCATTAAAAGTAGACTTCTCTGAAGCTCCAACTGAAGCAGATAGAGGTGACTTTGAGTCTAAAACTGGTTCTGGAATGGAAATACCTGAAGTTGACTTACAATTAAATAGTTCAGCTATTGTTGCTAAAACAAGAAAACTAAAAGCTGTATGGACACCTGAACTAGCTCAAGACTTGAACGCTTACCATAGTGTAGACGCTGAAGCTGAGTTAACTTCAATGTTGTCTGAATACATCTCAATGGAAATCGATTTAGAAATCCTTGATATGTTAATGGCTGACGCAACAACAGTAGATCAATGGTCTGTGAGACAAGGTGATGATTGGGATGCAAATTCTAAATCATTTACTAACACAACTTTTACAGGTACAAGATTCGAATGGTATCAAACACTAGTACAAAAAATCCAAAAAGTATCTAATGAAATTCATAGATTAACTTTAAGGGGTGGTGCTAATTTCTGTGTTGTATCTCCGAAGATTGCTACAATCCTTGAATCACTTCCAGGATATAATTCAAATGCAGATAAAGACGCAAGTAAATTTGCAATGGGTGTATCTCAAATTGGTTCAGTTGATAGTAGATTCACAGTTTATAAGAATCCTTATATGACTGAAAATCAAATCTTGGTAGGATTTAGAGGTTCAAACTTCCTTGAAACAGGTGCGGTATACGCTCCATATGTTCCATTGATTATGACTCCTCTAGTGTATGATCCAACTGACTTCACTCCAAGAAAAGGTGTGATGACAAGATACGCTAAGAAAATGATTAGACCTGAATTTTATGGTAAAATCCAAGTTGCTAATTTGGAACTACTATAAGGTAAATGTTAATTAATTGTGTGGGTTGTTAATTCAACCCACACTTAAACTTAATTGGAGAAAATAAATGTCAATTGCAAAAAGTTTTACATTTGAAGGTCGAAAGTATAATCTTGACGATAGGGATAGAGTAGCTGCGGCAGCTTCATCCATACTTGATCATGAAGTAGTAACTGAAAATGGAACAGCATGTAGTGTTGATATTCCATTAACTATTTTAAATCATGATGGTGATGAAGCTGTAACATTAGCTGACGGAACAGCTGTTGGTCAAGTAAAGGTATTCATAGCTACAACTAACAATACAGTAACATTAACACCAGCAACTACTGCTGGTGCTTATGCAACAATCGCAACAACAAACATAGGTGAAACTTATCAACTTATTTGGACTGCTAGTGGTTGGGCTGTAACTGGTAGAAATTCAGGTGATACTCAAGCTGAAAACGCTGTAGACGATTTACCTACATTAGCTTAATACTAAACCTTAAAATGTAATAAAAACATCTTAAAAGGGTGAGATTATTCTCACCCTTTTTTGTGCAAAGTTTATATTTATATATGAAGAAAAATACCCATTTAGGAGAATATAATGGCTGATAAATTTCAATTTGTATATGAAGACCCTACAAATGTAGATCAAATAACTGGTTCGACACCATATGGAACATATGACAATGATTCTTCTTTTGTAAGTGAAAGTATAGGTCTTTGTAAATTTGTAGCTCGTAGGTTAGGACATCCAGTTATGCAACTTGAGATGAATAGTGGTTCTATATATGCAATGTATGAAGAGGCAGTTAATGAATACTCTCAACAAATGAATCATTACAATATGAAGAATTGGATGTGGAACTCATATGGTACAGAGAATAAAATAAGTGGTTCTCAATATAGTAATGTTAGTTCATCATCCACAATGGGTACAGGTTCTCTACAAGCTCAAACACCGAGTATGGGAACAACATTTATGTTATCAGAACAATACGGACAAGCAGCACTTGTGGGTGGTAATTCAAACTTATATTCAGGTTCAATTACACTATCTGGTTCTCAACAAGTTTATGATTTAAAATCAGATGGTAGTTTTGAAAGTGCAGTAGGTTCAAATGATAGAATAGAAGTACAAAAAGTATTTAATCATGGTCCAGCAGCAATATCACAATTTTATGACCCTTATGTTGGAACATTTGATCAACAACAAATGTTAGATAATTTTGGTATGGGTAATGTATCACCAGCCGTTTCATTTATATTAAGACCTATACATCAAGACATATCAAGGGCACAGGCAATAGAGACAAGTGATAAAGTAAGAAAATCAAATTATTCTTTTGAATTGGTAAATAATAAATTAAGAATTTTCCCAATACCAAAAACAGGAGATGCTGGTGATAAGATATATTTTCATTACTATAAAAGAAGTGATTTAAGGGCTACAACAAATGATACATTGGTAAATAAAGTATCAGACCCATCAAATGTACCTTATAAGTTTATAACTTATGAAGAAATAAATGCAGCTGGTAGACAATGGATTAAGAAATATACATTGGCTCTATCAAAAGAATTATTAGGAATTATTAGAAGTAAATACGCTTCAATGCCACTTCCAAATGGTGAAGTATCACTTGATGGTGAGGCATTAAAATCAGAAGGTAGAGAAGAGAAAGACCAGTTATTAACAGAGTTGAAAGAATTTTTAGAATCGGTTAGTTTAAAAGAACAAGCTTTAGCAGAACAAGAAGTGGCTGATGCGAATCAAGGTGTGTTGAATAAAGCTCCTCTTGGGATTTACGTAGGATAATATTATGGCGAATAAACCATTTTTTGTACCACAAAAAGAAGTAAATTTAATTGATTCAATGAATGAAGAATTGATTGATGAGATTGTTGGTCAAACTGTTGATATATACAAAATATCTGTTGAAGATACTGATGAAAATTTATATGGCGAATCCTCTACAAAATATTATAATGAAGGATTCAGAGTGAATTGTTTAATAAATTGGTCTGAACCATCTGTAGATCAAGATGAATTTGGACCTGATGTAAATACATCTGTTGAATTATATTTTCATAGAACAACATTAGAAGAAGCTGGATTTTATCCTGAAATTGGTGACATTGTGGATTGGAATGACATTTACTTTGAAGTAAACGCTGTTACTGAACCACAATTAATTGCAGGACATCAAAACTTTAAACATCAAATATTAGTAACTGCTCATAGAAGTAGATTATCATCATTACAAATTGAAGAGAGACCAAGATAATGGCTGTTCAAAAAATAATAGGAAAAAAATTAGTTAAGTATGACACAGAAAGTCCTAACTACAAACCAACACCTAAACCTAAAAAAGAGGTAAGTGGTAATGTTAGAGATGATGAAGACTTGTATGGAGAGAAAAAACATTATTATACACCTGAATCAAATGGTAATTTACAAATGGAACAACTTATGGGTAAGTTGATGAATAAAATTGATAACATACCTGGTAATAGTCAAACAGGTATAAATGCTGTTGAGATAGATATAAAAAGAGAAATTGCAATTGGAAAAGTTGATTCAAACGCCGTCAAATCGGAAGAATTTAAAGGTAAAGTCAAAACTAAAAAAGATAAGTTGAAGGCTTTAAGAAATAGGAGAAAATGACATGAGTTGTGGTTGTAGATCAACAAATGATCCTGATATAACAGGTGGTGAATGTTCAGGTGGTTGTGGTTCAAGAGAAGGTATACCTTGTAGTTCCGACTCGGATTGTCAATCAGGTGGTGGTTCAGGTGGTTTCTGTTTTGTAAAAGAAACAAAGATAACTATGTCTGATAACACATTAAAAAACATTGAAGATGTGGAAATTGGAGATGAAGTAATATCTTGGAATGAAGAAACAAAAAAATTAAGCACTGCTAAAGTAATAAAATTAAAAAGACCAATTCATAAAAATATGGTTACTATTGAATGGGAACATGGTGTAACAACAAACACTTTTGACCATCCATTTTATTCTGTAACAAAAAATGAATGGATTTCTTATAAACCAGAATTAACATTAGATAGATATGATTTTGATGATGTTCAACAATTAGAAGTTGGTAATCCTATTAATCCAATTGGGGATATTGGTTTATCATTAGATAAAAACAATAAATTAGTTGAATCAAAAATATTATCAATTAAAGAAAATATTGAAGAAATTCAAACATATATATTTGAATTAGATAAAGATAACACATTTTTTGCCAATGGCATACTTACTCATAATAAAGGTGCTGGAGGAGGTGGAGGAGGATCAGCATCACCGCCGTCAGCAGCACCCAAAAATCCATTTTCGTCAGGTCCTCCTTCTGGAGGTTGTCAACGTGGATATTATATGTCCAATTCAGGAGTATGTAAAGAAGGAAGTGGTAACTTTGGGGGAGTAAGAAGACGTATAGTTCCAAGAAGAAGAAAAATTAACTCGTCACGAGTAAATAAAAATTTTGTTGGTAGTGGTGGCAATAGTGTAAATCCAAGAACTCCACTAGAATGTTGTTATGATTTAAATGCTAGATATGAATGTAGATTTGGATGTATACCATGTTCATATTGGAATGGGTTTCAATGGATTACTGTACCTGGTACAGATTGTTTTCAAATTACGTCAGTTACGAAGGAATGTCCTTCAGGAGCAAATCCACAGATGACTGCAGAAGCGTGTTTAAATTATTTGCAAGCTACAACTTATACGGAGGGTAGTTGTACAGATCAATTACAAGGATCATCTGGATTTGGAACTGTAAGTGGTCCTTGTGGATGTGAACCACATTATAATTATGAATGTCCAAATCAAAATCCAGTTGATTGTGATGAATTTGGAAATTGTGGACCACCAAAATTATCATTTTAGGAGAATATAATTGTCAGTTAAACCGATAACAAATAAACAAGTTGTAGTTTCTTCTAAAGTAAATAGAGGAAAACAAATATCTACTAAAAATACAAATGCCAATGGTAATAGTAAAAAAAGTTTGATACCTGGTATTAATTATAGTGATAATTATGCTATAACTTTAAAAGATGTTGATACCGCTGTTATGTCACATATAAAAAGTGTGATTAAACCAAAAGTTGAAGAAGCTAATGAAACTATTGATGTTGGTGTTATGTATGGTAATGAAGAAAGATGGGTTGCTGTTAGAAAAAGAGGAGTAATGAGAGACAAAAATGGTGCATTAATTTTACCATTAATTATGTTAAAGAGAACAAGTGTTGAAAAAAGTACATCAGTAGCTTCATCATTTGAACATGATGTAAAAAGAGAACATGCAGATATAGTTAGAAATTCAAAGTGGTCTAAAAAAAATAGATATGATAGATTTGCTGTACAGACAGGAAAAAAACCAATTACAGAAAATTTATTAACAACGATGCCTAATTTTGTAAATATATCATATGATTTTGTACTATGGACTAATTTTATAGAACAAATGAATCCATTAGTAGAAACATTTGCAGACCATAATAATACTTATTGGGGTACTTCAGAAGATTATAAATTTTTATGTAATTTAGATTCTATATCAGACGCTTCAGAAATGAATCAAGATGGAGAAAGATTTATAAAGTCAACATTTAGTGTCACAACAAAAGCTTATTTGTTACCAGAATATACAAATTCTGTAGTTACAAATGAAATAGCTAACTTAAGAAAAACTTTATCACCATCAAAAGTAGTTTTTGGTTTTGAAGGTGATGCGACAGATAAACAGGTGGGAAAATAAATGGATAAATTTGGAAGACAAGGAAAATTTGGTGCTGATGGTAGTCCACAAAGAAAAAAAATAAGTAATAGAAGAAGTAGACGTATAGAAAGTATAAGTAGAAACTCTACTCAAACAAGAAATTATGGACAATGTGTATCACATCCTAATGCATACATGACATGGATTTGTCAATCTCAATATCCGGGACTTGTTCAACCCCCATACACGTTTTATCCATTCAATACCTGTTATGATGAATACACAGATTTTCAGACTGGTTATCCCAATTGGTTTGAAAAACCTTGTGATAGCATTACTTATGAAGAATATGGTGAAGAAGCAGAACAAAGGTGTAATGGGTGTGGACAAGATAATGTTTGTACAATTGGTAATTATTGTCAATGGGAAATAGGTGAAATGCATCCAAATTATGAATATCCTTGTTGTCAAGTAGAAGCTGACATTTATAATATAAATGGTCAATTTGTTTTTTCTATAGATGGACCAATACAACATACATGTTCAGAAGCGACTCTAACCTCGGGTTATATTACTACGATGGTTGCACTCTCAAGCCCAGATAGCCCAATTTGGTGGGGGATTCATGACCAAATACCACAGTTCTTAGCTACTGGTTTTTATTATGCAGAAAATATTGAAAAACGATCTTGTAATGTCATTGACAATACTATGCCAACTCCCGGACCTCCAAAACCAACAGGTGGTTTCAGAAGAGGCGGAAGAATTAACAGGAGAAGATAATGAGAAGGATATGTCCAAGAGGTTACACAATGATAAAAGGAGTTTGTAAGACTATATCAACTGGCGGAGATGCTGTTTTTGGTCATACAGGAGATGGTAGTGGTTATGAGTGGACACAAGATGTTTTCCATAAATCTGAATGGCAACGAAAAAACTGGATGTTCAAACAAGATGGAAGTGGTGATATTGATACACCATTTGAACACGGATATAATTGGTGGCAAGATGTTTTTCATAAATCTGAATGGCAACAAAAAGACTGGATGTTCAGACGAGGTGGAAGACCTAAAAGAAGACGAAGATAAAAAAAAACAATTTTTTAAATAACTTTATATATATTTATATATAAATAATAAATAATAACGGAGGTTATATAATGGCAGAAGAATCAAAACTTGCTCAGAAAATGGAAGAATCAACAAAATTTACAGAAGAAGAAATGAAAACTGTAAAAGAAATTCAAAAAAATTATGTAGATATTCAACATAAATTAGGCCAATTATCTGTAGCTGAAATAAGATTGAATCAACAATTAGATGCATTGAATATTTCTAGATCTGAATTGAATGATTCATTTAGAAAAACACAAAAAGAAGAAAAAGATTTCATAAAGGTAGTTACTGAAAAATATGGTGATGGTATTTTAAATCCAGAAACAGGTGAGTATAATATAAAATCTTAAAATAAATACATCGTTTGAGCATATAAATATCTATTTATATATGAATTAGGCTAATTGTGCACAGATTAGTCTATAACACATATTAAAATTAATCGATTAATTAGGAGAATTGAAATGGCAGAAAAAGTAGTTAGTCCAGGCGTCTTTACCAACGAACTGGATCAATCCTTTTTACCTGCAGCTGTCGGAGAGATAGGTGCAGCAATTATAGGTCCTACAACAAAGGGACCGGCTATGGTGCCAACGGTAGTTTCCTCATTTTCTGAATTTGAACAGAAATTTGGATCTACGATAAAGAGTGGTAGTAATTATTATTCTTACTTGACATCAGTAGCAGCACAAAATTATTTAAGACATGGAAATAAATTAACAATAGTAAGGGTTCTTGATGGAGCTTTCACAGAGGCAACAGCTTCGGTAGCTAATCCAACCACATCAACAGGACAATCATCAGCTTCATTACTATTTAGCGTAAACACGGCTGGAAAAGGTGCTTATGTTGATGAAGAATGTACAATCGGAAGTGTTGATTTTACTTTCGTTGATTCCAGTACAACAAATCTTAATAATTCAGCAACTCAAATATTCGTACCAACTGGTTCAACAACAATAGCTACAGCAATTAATTTACGAAATGCAATAACTAACGCAGCTTCAAAATCATTACATGGTTTAACTAATATATCTGCATCAGTTAAGAGTGGAGCTCATGCAACAGACTTTGCTTCAATGAGTATTTCTGTTTCTGGTTCATATACATTATCACAATCAGCTGTAGCAGCCACAAATCTATGGGTTGGTGGTCAAGCCGGTAATTCTGGAGCGGTAGGAATAACTTCAACAGGTGGATTTTTCTCGGAAACAACAGCAGCTGGAGAATCTTTTAGATTACATACTTTAGGTCAAGGTGTAATTATGAACAGTTTTGCTAGAGGTGAAACTATAGGAACAAACAATGCACTATCTTCAGGTTCAGCTGATAATTTAAGGTGGGAAATTACAAATAGAAATCCTAAAAAAGGTACTGTTACATTAGTAATTAGACGAGGTGATGATACTGCAAAAAGAAAACAAGTATTAGAAACTTGGAATAATGTTTCATTTGATCCAAAAGCTACTAATTATATTGAAAAAATAATTGGAAGTCAATATCATCAATTAGTAACTGATGCTGATGGAACATCTTATATACAACCTGTTGGTGATTATCCACAACAATCTAAATATGTTAGAGTTTCAAAAGTAAGTCAAACTCCTGATTATTTAGATGAAAATGGTGATATCACTTCAGTTTATGGTACAGGTGAAACCCATGTTCCTCAATTAGGAAGTGGTTCACTTCACGGAGCATTTGGTGGAGGTCATGATGGTACTGCAGGAGTTAATGGAACTAGATATGAAGGTGGGGGAGCTAGTAACGCTGTCGCTTTCTATGATAACATTAATTCAACTAATAAAAATCATATTCAAGGATTTGATATTTCAAGTCTAGCAAACGACAATGGTGGATCTGCATACAACGATGCATTAAAACTATTATCAAACGCAGATGAATATGATATCAATATGTTGATGTTACCAGGTGTAACAAATGATGGAGGTTCAGCTATTATCAATAAAGCTATAACAACTTGTGAAGATAGAGGTGATTGTTTTGTAATCGCAGATCCAGTTGGATATGGAGCTGTACAATCATCAGCTATAACACAAGCAGAATCATATGATTCCAATTACGCAGCTATGTATTGGCCTTGGGTACAAATACAAGATAACAATCTTGGTAGAAATGTATGGGTACCGCCTTCAGTAGTATTGGGTGGAATATACGCATTCAATGATAAAGTTGCTCATCCATGGTTTGCACCAGCTGGTTTGAATCGTGGTGGAATTGATACAGCTATTCAGGCTGAAAGAAAATTAACTCATGGAAATAGAGATACAATGTATGAGTCTAATTTGAATCCAATAGCTACTTTCCCAGGACAAGGTGTAACTGTATTTGGACAAAAAACATTACAGAAAAAATCATCAGCTCTTGATAGAGTAAATGTTAGAAGGTTAATGATTAAAGTTAAAAAATTCATTGCAGCTTCTTCAAGATTCTTGGTATTTGAACAAAATAATACTCAAACAAGAAGAAGATTCTTAAATATTGCAAATCCATATTTAGAACAAGTACAATCTAATAGTGGATTAAACGCATTCAAGATTGTGATGGATGATACAAATAATACTCCAGATGTTGTTGATAGAAATATCTTATTCGGACAGATATTCTTACAACCAACTAAAACTGCTGAGTTTATTGTATTAGACTTTACAATACAACCTACAGGAGCAACATTTCCTGAATAATTAGGAAAATAAATGTAAAAAATCAAGAGGCAATAGAAATATTGCCTCTTTTTTTTGCTTTGTATGATATTTATATATGAAAATATATGTAACAAGTATAGTTACTAAATAGGAGAAAAATAATGGCAGAATTGATAAGTGCAAATGATATAATGTTTACACCTTTCGAACCTAAAACACAAAATAGGTTTGTTTTCAATATTGATGGTATACCAGCTTACACAATTAAAGCTGCTAACAGACCAACTATTACATTTGAAGAGGTAGCTTTATCTCACATGAATGTTAAACGATATATAAAAGGTAGAGGTGAGTGGCAAACTTTAGATATAACATTATATGATCCAATAGTTCCATCCGCAGCCCAAGCAGTTATGGAGTGGGTTAGATTATCCCATGAATCAGTAACTGGTAGAGACGGATATTCAGATTTCTACAAAAAAGATGTTAATTGTCAATTGCTAGGACCTGTTGGTGATATTGTGGAAGAATGGACTTTAAAAGGTGCTTTCATAACATCAGCTAACTTTGGTGCTTTATCATTTGACGCGAGTGATCCTGTTGATATTACAGTAACATTGAGATATGATTACGCGATATTACAATTTTAATTAAATTTTAATACCACACCACAATAAAAAACCCTTAATTTTGAAGAAATATTGAGGGTTTTTTTATTTTGTATATATTTATATATGAATTAGTTATGAGGTTTTATGAAAAATTTTGATGAAATAATTGAACAAGTTTTAGAACATGAGGGTGGTTATGTAAACGACCCTAAAGATTTAGGTGGTGAAACAAAGTATGGAATCACCAAAAGGTTTTATCCAGAGTTAAATATTAAAGAACTCACAATAGAAAAAGCAAAACAAATCTACAAACAAGATTATTGGGATAAAAACAAAGTTGAATCTCTTCCACAAAATTTATGGCACATCTATTTTGATATGTGTGTAAATATGGGTAAGAGAACAGCAGTCAAAGTTCTACAAAGAGCAGCTGTCAACAAAGGTAGAGATATAGAAGTTGACGGTGGTTTAGGACCAATGACAATAGGAGCTCTCAAGGGTGTTGAGTTAGATAGAGTTAGAGCTTTCAGAGTAAAGTATTATGTAGATTTAATAACAGCTAGACCAGAACAAGAGAAATTTTATTTGGGTTGGTTTAGAAGAGCAACAGAAGTTTAAATTAGGAGAAATAAAATGGCAAGTAGTAATGAATTATACGAACAAATAGAATCAGCGTTTGAAGACTTTCAATCAAATCACAAACAATTTGTAGAAAAAGGTACAAAAGCTGCAGGTGGTAGAGCTAGAAAAGCTATCGGTGAAATTAAAAAAATGGTTACAGCTTATAGACAAGCATCAGTTTCAGAATCAAAATCATAGGAGAAAAAAATGGCAAACGAACAAAAGTTTCCAAGTGAGGTTGTAGACTTACCAAGTGGCGGTAAAGTATATCCAAAAGATTCACCATTATCAAGTGGTAAAATTGAAATAAAATATATGACTGCAAAAGAAGAGGATATTCTTACATCTGAAAATTTAATTAAAAAAGGTGTTGTTATAACTAAACTTTTAGATTCACTTATTGTCACAGAAGGTGTAAAATGTGACGATTTGGTGTTAGGTGATAAAAATGGTATTATGGTTGCTGCTAGAATTTTAGCATATGGTCCTGAATACCCAGCGTCAATTGTACATCCAAATACAGGTGAAACAATTGATGTAACTTTTGATTTAACGAATTGCCCTTTCAAAGACATACCAGATGACTTATCAGAAAATGGTTATGAATTTGAATTACCAGTATCAAAAACAAAAGTAACCTATAAATTATTGACAGGTAAAGACGAAGATGATATTAATTTAGAATTAAAAAGAATTAATAAAATTAACAAAGGTGCTTCACCTGAAATAACCACTCGTTTAAGATATATGTTACAATCAGTAAATGGTGATGAATCAGCAAATACTATAACAAATTTTTCACAAAACATATTAGCAAGAGATTCTTTAGAATTAAGAAAAGAAGTCAAAAGGGTTTCTCCTGATATTATTATGGATCAAGAAATAGAAATAGGAGGGGAGATGGTCTCGGTTACAATACCGATGACCACTAACTTTTTTTGGCCTAACAACGAAGTATAAACCAGAATTACATAACCAAATATTTCAATTAGTTTATTATGGAGAAGGTTTTAATTTTTCTGATGTATATGAAATGCCTGTATATTTACGGAATTTTTATTACAAAAAATTAGTTGATGCAAAAACAAAAGAAAAAGAAGAAATAGATAAATCCAAAAGAAAAACTTCTTCTATTCAAAAACCAAATATTCAAAATTCAAGATTTAGACGATAATTTTCAATAAAACTGATATTTATATATGAGTTAATATACGTAAGGAGAATAGAATGCGTAAAAAATCATATATGGACAAATCTAATATTTTAACGGAACAATACTTTAACGCTTCTCAAAGGTTAGAAGAAGGTTTTCTAAAATCATTAGCTGGTTTTGTTAAAAAAATTCCAAAATTCGGAAAAGATAAAGCACTCGCTATGAAAAAATTAGCCGCTGGTGTAACAAGTTTAAATAAAGAATTAGATAAGTTGGAAAAAATGAATAGAAAATGGTTACCCGATGATTACCCGCCATTACCAAGATTTAAAGTAACAGACTTCATAAAATAGAGACAATAAATGGCTAGAAGAGAAGATAAATTCACAAAAGAAGAATTGAAACTCATGAAGGAAAAAACTCGTGAGCAACAAGCTCAGAAGAAGTACCAAGATGAGTCAGTAGCTGCAGCAGAAAAAAGATACGCATTAGCACAAAAAGAAAAAGAAGAATATGCTGACATGCGAGCAGAAGCTGAAAAAATAAATGAACAATTAGATTCTACTGTTGATTTATCAGATCAATTAACCAAAAATTATCAAAATTCAGGAGGAGCAGTACAAAAACAAGTTAGTGTACATCAAAGTGTCGTAGATACAATGAAAGAACAAGTCAAACAAGGTGGAATTACAGAAAAACAATTAAACTTTCAAACTGATTTGATGACAAAAATATCTGACGGAACTGCCGATACGGCTGACTTAATGGATGCATTAAAAAGTAACGCATCAGATATGACTCCTGAATTTAAACAATTCCTAGAAGAACAAATAAAATTCAATGAACAACAAGAATTAAGTAATGAATTAATGGGTGAGATGGATAGTGCACTGGGCATAAATTTAAAAGGAATAACAGATTTTGCTAATATGTCAAGTTCTGCAAAAATGATGGCTGGATTTGCTGCAATACTAGCAATATTAAAATCTTTCTCTGATAATTTGGATGCAATTGGAGAAGAATTTGGTGCGATAGGAGTTCAACAATTCGCTGGTGACTTGATGGCAGCAGATGCTGAAATGGCCAGATTAGGATATTCTGCTGGAAGTGCTGCTGAAGTTACTAACGAACTTGCAAATAATTTTGGTGTGGGAATGGACCAAGCGATGGGTATGGCAACACAAATTGGTGATATGTCCAAAGCTTTAGGATTGAGTTTACAAGAAGGTTCACAATTAATGGGTGTATTTACTACATTAGGTGGTATGACACCTGGCCAGGCAGAAGATATGTCAAAGATGGCTGCTCAGTTAGCAAACGCTAACAATGTTAATCCATCTGCTGTTTTAAAAGATATTGCTGGAAGTACAGAAACATTTGCAAAGTTTGGTAAAGATGGTGGTGCTAATTTAGTAGAGGCAGCTGTTGTAGCTAAAAAATTAGGAACAAATTTAGATTCTGTAGCTGGTACAATGGAATCGATGTTAAATTTTGCAGATTCAACATCAAAAGCAATGGAAGCTTCTGTAATGATTGGAAGAGACATAAATGTACAGAAGTTACAAGAATTATCTTTAGCTGGTGATGCAGCTGGGGTGTTGGAAGAACAAAAAAGATTATTAGGTGATGCTGAAAAGTTTAATTCTATGAATGTTATACAAAGAAAAGCATTGGCAGAGGCGTTGGGATTAAGTGTTGAAGAGGCCAATAAAATGGTTAACGCTGAAAAAGAACAAGCTACATTAGCTGGTGAATTAGCCAAACAACCTGGTTTTGAACAATTGGTTGGTGCAGAAGCTATATCAAGTCTTACACAATTGATGGGTTCATTAACTTCAATAGCAGCTGTGTTAACAAATGTATTAGGACCACCACTTAATTTAATTATAGGTATTTTTGCAGAGGGTTTTAATGTTATTAATATGGTAATAGATACATTGATGGAGTTTCCTGCTTTGGCTATAATTGTTGGTGGGGCTTTGGCATTAATGAGTGGTAAATTTTTAATAACTGCTATTTCAGGTGTATGGGCTGGTGTATCATCCATTATGTCAATTCCTTTTGTAGGACCTGTTTTGGCTGGAATTGCAGCTGCAGGTTTGATAGCTAGTATTTATAAAGCGATAGCAGGAGCTAAATCACAAAAAGTTGGTGATGCATTTATGGGAGCTGGTGGTACAGGAGGACCTGTAGTAACTACACCACAAGGACAATCATTTGAAGGTTCTGTAAGAGATGAAGTATTAATGGCACCTGGAATTGCAGGAGCTCAAGCAGCAACTGCTACAGCAGGTGGTGGTGGTAATATGGCAGTTGTAGAAGCTATAAATACTTTAAACACTACAACAAAAGATAACAAACCACCAACAGCTAAAGAAGTTGGTAAGAGAACCGGTAAAACTCTTGAACAATTAGGAGATAGTTAATGAACAGATATAATAGGAGAAATAGAAATAGAAATATGTCTGGAAGAGATAGGGGGTCTGGATTAAGAACAAGTGTTCGTATTGAAGATGATTCAGGAAGATTAATACCTTCAATTAGACGAAAAGAAACTAATACTGGTCCTGTAGGAGCTCATGGGTATGGAAGTAGTGGAGCATGTAATCAGATGCAACAAGAATGTAGTGCTGCTAACGGATATGTTTCCTCATATACCACTCCACCTTTTTGTTCTTGTAATACTGTGAATGCTTGGGTTTGGGATGTTCAGGGTGTTAGTTTTAACTATGGTGAATGTGATTATTATGCAGATTGGGATGGTTTTAGTGAATGTGTAATGGAAACACATTGGCAAAATATAGAATTTGGTCAATCTCAATTAGAGAGTATGAGCACGGCGGATATGCATCAAGATTGTAACTTTGATATGTCAAGTTGTTTAATATCTGCTTATGGTGGTGGTGGATTCGGTGGTGGAATAGGTATTATTCCAGGTGCTGGTGGTACTGGTGCACCAAAAGGTCCTG